GCGACGTCGTACTCTTCGCCTGTCTGTATTGCTTCTTTTCAGAAGGTACAGCCAGACTAGAGCTACTATCCTTGCATGGGCCCTGCCGCTTTTCAAGGGCGAAAAGAGCCTTCAGCAAGATGGAATGGTTATCTGGAAGAACTGACACCCTGCTTTCTGTGAAGAAAGTTGTGCGCCAGCCATCCCAGCCACGTGGCGCTTTCGCCGGACAGACTTCATCGAAGTCACCGATTAAAGCACCATCACCAACTCCATCCGGAATACGAGGTTTTGACCAAAAACCACTAATATGACCTCTTACGAAGTCATACCATGGCTTATAAGTTGCATCCAGGCCCCACGCATGCTTTGCATACGGGAGGACTGCATACCGCTTAATCTGATTGGCCAGCCAAATATACCGAGGGTAGCTATCTACTTTATCTTTTACGTAGATTGGCGTCACATCGACACCTTGAAAGTAGTGTTTTCCACAACTTTCTCGGAATGGGCCTGATATGAACGTCTTCTTTTTGTTCACCGTAAAACCGGCAAACTCAAGGGACGCGATCACTCGTTCGGACATATCTGTCGGAACAATCAGGTCATCACCGTAAACGGCTAGTCGATGGTCCTCACTTCCATTAAGGAGAAGCACACTAGAGCAAATCGCCCAAAATATCAGGCTCTCTAACTCGAACGTGAACCCGTTCCCCATGGAACTGAACTTCCGGTAAAGAATCTCTTCACCGGAGGGAAGAACTCCGAATCTGCTGCGAGTCATGTTCAATGCCTCGTACCAGTCCGGCGGGAGCAGCAGCCGCACTATCTCGATAGAGATAGTGTCACTTGCTGAAGATAGATCAATCGTGGCAAGCGATCCGTCAACACTGCCCTCTAGGGCTAGGCGTTGATTTCTCGTCTGATCATTCAAGTCTACCTCGACTCTCCGTAGCCGACGGCGTATCATAGCACCGATCCCTTTCTGAAAGAAGATATTCATACAGGGCTCGATGGCTATTACACGGTCAGTTTTTGCGTTCTTCGGTACAGTGACCACCTTGTTCCCCGAAACTACGTTACATTGCAGTTCAGGGGCCCCAATGTGGTTACCCCAGGCGGAATACATCCTGAA